GAACACCGGGACCGGTCGGCCACGCTGGCCATTCGGAAAGACGCCAGGAGGTACCGGCGGAAGGCCGACAGGAGGAGGCCGACCGGGTGGATCTGGTGGCGGTCCGACCGGTACCGGTGGGGGTCCGACCGGTGGAAACCGACCCGGGAACACCGGGACCGGTCGGCCACGCTGGCCATTCGGAAAGAAACAACCCGGCCCCGGTGGTACCGGCGGCAGGGGTACCGGCCCCAGTGGTACCGGCCCCAGTGGTACCGGCCCCGGTGGTACCGGCCCCGGTGGTACCGGCGGCAGGGGTACCGGCCCCGGTGGTACCGGCGGCAGGGGTACCGGCCCCGGTGGTACCGGCGGCAGGGGTACCGGCCCCAGTGGTACCGGCGGCAGGGGTACCGGCCCCGGTGGTACCGGCCCCAGTGGTACCGGCCCCGGTGGTACCGGCGGCAGGGGTACCGGCCCCGGTGGTACCGGCCCCGGTGGTACCGGCGGCAGCAAACCGGATGAACCACGACACCGCAATTCCGATCCGGCCGACCCCGGATCGCAGCAAGAAGGAGGAACCATGCCAGGTGACATCAATCCCGGTGAGCCCAGCCTTTTCAACTGGGGAAACAAGGTTCTTCCTGACATCCCCCGGATCATCGGCGAAGCTGCGGCACGGCTGAAGAGGGAAGAGGACAACGTACGGAACATCATCGGCGCCCTGAACAAGGTTGCCAGCATCGGGGAGGACGAGCTACCGGCCTCAACCGTTATCACATCGGCGATCCGGGATATCGAGGCAACACTGAACCGGCTGCCCGAGGTGTCCGCCGGAGTCGCGCGGGCAGCCGACGCGGCCGAAGCCCTGTACCCGCTGTACCGGCGGGAGCATGAAACCGATCAGGCCCGGTTCGACGGCGAGCGCGGGAGCCGCGCCCAGGAGAAACAGGCCGACGTCGCTGCCGGTGAACAGGACACCTGAGGTCCGGACGAGAAGCGGAGGACCTGATGAAGACGAATGACCAACCGGCGCCACGGATCTGGTGGTCTGCGTCCGGTGTCCTTGGCGCGTTGGCAGTCGCGTTGGTCTGCCGGACGGTACCGGGAATCCCGGGGTACCTACCCATCGCGTCCGGCGTCGTCATGTCCGCGTTCGTCGCGGTGGGGGCGGTCGTCGCTGGCCGCCCCCGGGCCATGTCCGTCTGCCAGATTGTTTGCGTCGTCGCCGGTAGCGGGTGGGCGACGGTAGCCGCGTACGCGGGTATCACGCCTGTCGCTGTCATGGTTCTGGTGATCGGGGCCGCCGGGATGACCGTGCCCATGACCTACCTACCGGCGACCAAACCGGAGGTGACGGCGGATACCACAGATCTTCCCCCGGGGCGTACCAAGCGTGAGGAGGACATCCAGGCCCTTCTGCGGCGTCTGACCAAGCAGCCGGTGACGGTCACGGACATCACGCCGTGGGACGTTGAGGCGGACGGCATGGACATCCATGTCGCCCTGCCGGAGAGTATGACGGTCAGGGACCTGTCGGATTACTGTGACCGGATCGCGTCAGCGCCGGTCATGCACCTGAAACAAGGGTGCATCGTCACCGTGACGAACAGTGAGTACCAGTGTCAGGCGATCGTGCGGGTAATGCTCCGCGACTGCCTACAGGACCGGGTTGAGCTGTGCGAGCCGACAACACCGGCTTCGATCATGGATTCCTTCCCCCTCATCCGCTCTCCGCGTGGGGGATGGTTTGAGGTCTGCCTGCGGATCTCCTGCATGATCATCGGCGGTACGACCGGATCGGGTAAGACCACGCTCCTGAACAGGGTCATCGCCTATCTGGCCCGCTGTACGGACGTCCTGATCTGGGTCGTCGACTTCAACGGCGGAGGCCTCGGCGCCCCCTGGAACGCCCCGTTCGAGCGCGGCGACGCCGATCGGCCGATCGTCGATTGGCTGGGCGACACGGAGCGCGAATCAGCGGTGATCATGGCCTGCGCGAAGGCCATTGCGAAGTCCCGGAAAACGGACCGTGAGTCGGTGCGCCTGCGCAGGGAGGCCAACAGCAACACCCTGCCTGTCAGCGCCACCAAACCGGCGATCGTCGTGATCACGGATGAGGGTGGGGAGGTACGTAAGGCCGCCGGTGTCCTCGGACAGATCGTCTGCTCTCAGATCAGTTCCCTAGCACAGATCGGCAGGGAGCAGGGGCTACGGGTGATCATGTCCGTTCTCCGGGGAACCGCCGATCTACTGGACAAAGGACTACGCGCCGTGTGCGCGATCCGCGTCTGTCTACGGCTTGACGAGCCGGGGGAGGCCGATCACATCCTCGGCCGCAACCCGGGGCGGACGGAGTTGCGGACCATCGGGTCCGCGTGGCTTTTCCGCGCGGGGACCGACCACCGCCCGACCATCGGCGGGTCGGTTGATGTTGTCCCTGACTTCATCGACCGGCACGCGATCGCCTGTTCCGTGCACCGTCCGGAGCTGGATGAGGCGGCACAGAGGATCTGTGCGAACGTGAAACTAGTGGACGTCTTTAATGGAAAGGATCCGGACAACTATCCCGATTTGTGCGCGCACCCGGTCATGGATGACGTGGTCGCTGGCATGGCCTACGCCAACAGGCACAAGCGCCGCGCCGACCGGATGGCCGCCATCGAACGGGGCGACGATCCGGACGCGCCCACCAGCAGTGTGGAGCGGGCCCAGCGCGCGATGACGACGTTGGGGGGTGATGTGGTCCCCGACTCCACCGCATCATTCCTGAGTAAAGTAGACAAATTGGGAAAGCTCACGGGCGGGAAAGGCGCGGGGAGGCCGGCCAGCGGGAAACGGCCGTCCGGCACCACGGCGACAGGGACTGATCAGGGCGCGGTCGACGCAGCGTTTCAGGCGATGACCACAGGAGACAGGTTCCTCGCCTCCGCCCCCGACCCTGTGATACCGCAGGTCGGCCAGACGTCCGGAACCACGATCGGGGTGAACCCGGAGATCCCATCGGACATCGTCGTACCGCCGACGTCGGGTATCACACTGCGTGAACGGGTGGAGGGCCGGCTACGCGACCTCTACCCGAACGGGATGAGGGCCGGCGAGATCGAGACCTGGCTGTCCGAGGAACAGATCAGGTTTTCGCGCGGAAACCTATTCCATGTTTTGGGCGACATGGTGAGACGCGGGGATATTGAGCATCCTGATGGGGATGCCAACTACTACTACAAGCCTGTTGTGTAACATCAGCAGCGATAGGGCGCCTCACCAAATGACTCTTGGTGAGGCGCCCTATCGCTGTGAGCGGAGATAGATCAGACGTGGCCGAGGGTCGGCAGCCGGTCAGACATCGCCGACACCAACCGCGTCTCACGGTCGGCCGCCTCGAACGCCGCCTGAACCGTGGCCTGAACGTCGTCCGCGCTGACGCGGCCGACCGTGACGGCGGAAACTACCGCGTTGTAGAGGGTCCTCAGCCTGCGATCCTGTTCCGTCATCTCCGCCATACGTTGAGGATACCCACAGCGTGTGACGTTTTCCACGGGGACGGCCCCATTAGGGAACGCCATGATGGCGTATTCTAAATCGTGGATGCATACCATACGACGCGGAGAGCAACATGGCAGAGAAAAACCCACCAGGGTGGTCGGCCATCGCCGACAACGTAGCGGGGAAACCCATCGTCACCATCGCCGACATCGTGAGGGAAACGGGCCTGCGACGGCGGACCGTACGGGGGATGATCAACAAGTACCACGTGGTGGCACTGCCGCGCTACAGCGGCCGTGACGCACTCCGGTACCTACGCCGCGACCTCATCACCGGAATCCAACGAATGCCCGGTAGCGGGGCGCACAACCGGATGTCGATACCCGATGCGGACGATGAATCAACCGGGATAGTCGACCCACACCACGTCACTGATAGTGGTGGGGTGGCCGACGTCGACCCCGACCACCCCGATTCCGGCGGCACGGGGAACGACCCACCGGACCACCATCATAAGGCGGTGGGAGGCCCACCATCATGATGAACCACAACCACCGGGTTTCGGGGTTCGCGATGTGGGTAACCGTCGACACGGTCACCCAGCTGTCCGGCATCGGCATGACGCGTCCCGCCGCGATCCTCGGCGCGTGGGTATGCGGCGCGGCAGCCGCGTGGCCGGACGTCGACCATCCGGACAGCGGACCGGCACACACCCTGGACCGCGTGATACCGGGCCTACCCGCGCTGATCAACCGCGTGTGCGGGCACCGGGGCGCAACCCACTGGGCAGCGACCGCAGTAGCCATAGGCGCCATCCTGGGCTGGTTGTCCTGGGTCACGGCACCAGCGATGTGGTTCCTGGCGCTAGCGGTCGGCCTAGGATGGCTCACCCACGTCCTAGGCGACTGCCCCACCTACGGGGGCGCCCCCCTGTTCGGGCCGTTCAGCAAACGCCTCATCCACATCACGCCCTACGGGTACCGGTTCCCGACGGGCGGAGAATTCGAGCTGACCAGGGTCACACCAGCGCTACAGACCTGGGCCAGTTCCGCCGCTGTCGCCTCCATCACGGCGACCATCACCCGGTAGACACCGGCACCCGACGCAGGCAATCGGGTCAGGCGCCGGTCGTTGTGAGGGAGGAGTCGGGCACACACGGCAGTGGGCCCCCAGCACGGATGATCGGGGTCCACGGCTGGTCACTGTTGCCAGCAATATGTTACACGTCGTGACTAACCGGGTGGGTGGTCCCGACCATCACCCGCGCTGGCCGTTGGTGGCACGGATGGCCATATCCGCCATGTCTGACACCAGGGCCACCAACCGGACCATCTCTCTGTCATCGCCAACGTAGAACCATCGGGGGAGTGTGCGACCGTATGGATCCCTGCCCGTGAAGATCAGCGCCGGGTGCGGGGCGTCGGCCACCGTGACCGACGCCGCATTGACGACCAGTTGGCTGACCAGCCGGTCATCAGCGGTAAGGCCCAGGCCAAGCCGGTCGGGTTCCAGCGGCTCCGGGAATTGGATGGTCGGCATGTCGCCCTCCATCCCCCGCGCGTACAGGGCATTAAGGATCTTTTTCGCAGACGAACACAACAGGTCACCGCGATGATTCGTCCTACACCATCGGCACTTCACCAGTTGCCTCCTTGCCACACCCGTATCCACACGGCGCCGATATCGCCTCTACCCCGAACACGGCCGTCGTCCTCACCAAGGCCGTTCGCGGCCATATCGCGACACCTCCACAGCGCACGTGACCTCACCAATGCCGCTCGCGGACGTACCGATCTCAGACCATGCGTACTCACGCCAGAAAGCCACCGTAGCCTGCGGCCAGTTGAAGCATATGGCGCGCCAATCGGCGTTGAAGCCGGCCTCTGACACACGGTCCACAGCCCCGAGAACCGCGTATATAGCGGACGGGTCGTGGCAGTCAACGCTGACGTTTTCGTCGTGCACCTCACCAAGGCAGGACGTAGGCGCTGTGTGCTGTGCGGAGTTGTTCGTCGACATCCAGTTGTTAGAGGCCACCGCTAGGCCGAACAACACCATAGACAACACGGTGATGGCAACGCCGATGACAGATGTTCGGCTAGGACCCGGTCGGAGAGTGATCCTTTGCGTTCTCATCACCTACCACCTCCTTGCCACACCGGCACCCACTGACACAGCAAACCAGCCCGGTATCACGTTCCTCGATATCGTGGAACATCAGGTGGTGTTCACACCCACATATGCCGGACGGCGACGATATCGCCTCTATCTCGAACACGGCTGTCGTCCGCCCCGCGACCGCACGTGACGCGGCTGCCCACGCACGCTGGTCACGCTCTGGCAGGTGGGTCCAGCGCGGCATACCCCAACCGGCGTCGGCACCGGCATCGTGTTCGGCGACGTAGGCGCTGTACGCCAATTCGCCTAGCTCATCCCTGATCATGGCCACCATCACGTTTTTTGCGCCAGTATCGGATTCCGAAATGGGCTGGTAGCCACAGGGTAAGGGCGCCGATCACCGCGATCGTTACCTCAGCCGGCACGTATTCGACGATCAGATCTGTCCACGGATAGGTGGACGGATCCGAATCGAACGACGCCGCCAGTTCCCATATGATCGCCATGGCCGTGACGCCCAGGAAGGCGACTGTTTTCGACCCACCTTTGATCATGACATGGCCGTGCAAGGTGTGTGGTTCGGCGGACCGTAGACGTTGATCCGGTGCCCCCACAGGCCGCACGGTTCCCGGACGTCATCAGGCCATCCGTAGAAGTCTCGCATGGCCCGGTAGAACACGGACGCGTAGACGGAATGCCCGAACGCGTTCGGGTGGATTCCGTCGTTTCCGCCAATGAGATAGTTTAGGTCCCCCGGTACTTTTTGCAGGTCGGCGAGGCCGACGAACCATCGCGGTGTCGCGTTGATGTACAGCGACCAGTTGACATAGATCGTGTCATTGGCCTGCCCCTCACCCGGCAACAACCATCCGCGTCCGGCGATGTCGTTGATCTCGCGGTTTGAGTATTGGACGAATATCGGGAGAACCATCGCGCCGTGGGTGTGGGAATACTCAACCATGATCCGCCATGATGTGCCCATGGCGTCACGTGTTTGCTGTGAATTCGGGACGTCGTTCGTCCCACAATTCATGATTACCAGGTTCGGTTTGATCTGGTCGAATCTGGCAGCGAATCCGTTGGCCAGGGCCCCGCATGAATATCCGGATATCGCGTGCGCCGATATCGTGTGCGCGATACCGCGTGAGTTCAGCATCGCCGACAGGTTCCCGCACCACCCGGACAGTGGTGTGTCGTTGCAGCCTACCGATATGGAATCGCCTAGCACCATGATGTTGAGTGGCGCGGCATCATGATGTTGGGTGATCCGTGTCGGTACGGTATGCCTGACCATCACCGGTTGTGGTGTTGCGAAATATATTGATATCAGTGCGATGACGACGAAAAGCGACCTGATGAATTTCACCTAAACCCCAATATCCTTAATGTAGAAAGCCGTCTTGTTGTCAGCGCTCGCCGACGACCGGATGGTTCCACCGCCGAACGTCCGGACCAGGAAACACCCAAACGTGGTTTGGCCTGCGGCGATACCGTTGATCTCCCACGTGATCGTTGTCGGTGTCGCACCGTTGTTGGTCGGACAGACCAGCGAGCGTTCGACGATCATAGTACCGGCGCTCGTCACCGTCGCCCCTGCCGCGTACCGCAGGCGGACGGCGTAGCTGTCACCGGCCGACGTACTGTAGGTGACACCGGTCCATACGATCTCGTAACGCCGTCCGGCCAGCAGCGTCACGGTGAAGGTGTCGGCGATCGTTTCCGGGGTTGTCACAGAGACGTCGGCGGTACGGGGCGCCATACCCCCAATCTTCAACGACGCGGGTTGCGTCCAGTTGGTTCCGTCGTACCCCTCGAACACCGGACCATCGGCCCGGTGCGTGAGCATCCCCGTGATGGGCGCCGGGATGGCAGCCGTCCGGGTCGCCGCAGACGCGAACGGCGTAACAACCTGATTCCGAACATCCGTGTTCGCCCATGATGCTGTGATGACGCTACCGGCGACCAGGGTTGTGAACGGCATCTCTAAACATCCAATCTGATCAGTGGCCTATTGTCCGCCGACGCCGGTATTGGGTCCCAGTCGAGGCGACGGAACGAATACCTGGCGGGGATACCCATCATCCGTAGGGAACGGGCGGCAGCCACACCAACGGTTTCCCCGTCCACGCACGCCTGTTGCTGGTCCTCAGCGTGTCCGGCGATGGCGCAGTAATCCAGGTCATGGGCCGGTACCCCACCCACCATCACAGCCCATCTGTAGCCGGCCTGATACGTCGGATGCTCCGCCTGGTCGATCGGGTGGACGATCACCTCGACCATCGGGATCAGCGGGTTGCGCTCCGGCTGTCGCGTCCCGCTGTCGTCGTTGTCCGTGTCCATGTTTTCCCCGATCTCAGATGAAGAACCGCGCCCCGTTGGGATCGACATCGGATGCCCCCCACAGCCCGACATCCCAACGGGACTGTGAAAACGCCCGGTATATGGTCGCCGGTGAGGTGGAGAGCACCACAACGACGTCACCGTTTTCAACCGTGATGTTTATGCCGGATATGAAACAACTCCGATTGATGATGTGCCCGGTCCCTGATGGTGGTCTGATCACGGCCTCGATAAGGTCACGGATCTGTGCGCCCAGTGTCTTGGGAATCATCAGGTCGGGGTTGCAGCGTGGGCGCAGCGTGATCGACTTGATTCTGACCGCCGGGTCCTTGTTCGCCATCACTGTCCACTGGGCGAGGACATCGACGTCAGAATCATTGACACAGATCAGTTTGTCCGCCCATGATGCGCCATCGGAGATGATGCCGTAGAGAGCACGCGACGATGGGTCAAAGGCCAGTTGTTGGACACCACCAACCGCCGTGTACTGGGCCGTATTGATGACCTGATCGGTGCTCAGTGGGGAGACGTCGAGTTTCTCCCACGGCACCTCAGAACCACCGCCGTCACCGAACACAGTCTGAACGTTCACCGACCGCGTGTCCTCAACGAGGGAGTAGCGGTCGCGGCCGATCAGTGTTCCGTCCGGCCCGATCATGATCGTGCCGCCCTCACTGGCCGCTGTCACCACCAGTTCGTCAACGGGTTTCGAGCTCAGATCGGTTGCCTGAAACGGGATGCTGCCAACGTCCAGGTCAGCGGTCCGACTGAACCCGATCGAATTCAGTACGCGCATGACCCTGGCACCGAAGGTCTCCCCCGCCCCCGCCGGGGTCAACGCGACACCATCCGGGCGGGATATGCGCTGCCACTCGTCCGACCCCGACGCCTCCATGTAGGCGTCACCTTTTCGCGGCCCGAACATGTCGTAACCCTCAGACCACACGTCGATGTAGCCGAAGAATATGGGGTAGGTGATCCCCGCGTAGGACATGGTGATCTGTGCCGGGCGCCCCGGAATGATCTGGCTGATACCACCCGCGACGTATGGTCCGGCTAGGTTGTCGGGACTGAACCGACCATCGACATTGTTCAGGACGATGGTGCATTTTCCGGCTGACCAGGCGCGTAGATCGCTGGTCAACTCCCGGTTGCTCTGTACCTTACGGACCCACGGTGAGACGTCCGTCCACACCTCATCAGGGCCCCATACGGCGGTATCCCACAGGGCCGTATCCCACACCGGAAACGAACTCGTAGACGTGTTCAGCGCTATCTGGACGGTGAGGTCCAGGTACTTACCGTCGCACCCCGTGAAAATCCTGAGACTCATTTCCGCCACCCATCGCCGTTGCCGCGCTCCCACTCCTCGATGGCCTCTATTGTGGCCCTGGCCGCTGATTTTGGATCTATGGCCATGACCGTGAGCTGGTACACCCGCTGGGGCTGAGACTCCCCGGTGCGGGACGCGCCGACGCCGACGGGTACCGGGGTTGGGGTCGACGTCGGGGCGATCGTGGTCTGTCCCGACGCGGCCTGGATGATGGGCAGTAGCGCGCTGTTCGGTCCCACGGCGTCGGCCAGGCCCCACGCTGCGGCGCGGAGTCGCAGGATTCGGCTGTCCATCCCGTCGGCGACCATCGAGACGATTTTCGCTCCGGCGATGGTGGGGTCTCCGCGTCCGGACAGCGGTCCCTCCTTCGCCGGTGAGAACGGTAGGGCGTCGCGGATGGCTCCGGCTGCCTCTCCGATCTTGTCTCGCAATGATCCGATACGGGACGTTATGCCATTGATCAGACCGTTGATCACATTCTGTCCAGCCTCGTACAACAGGTTGCCCACGTTCCCGATCGCGTTGACGATGGCCCCCGGAATGCCTTTCACGAAGTTCGTCATCGCGTCGATCTTCTCCCGCACGCTGCTGGCAGCGTTGGAAAAGTGTGTGCTGATCGCGTTGACGAATGCGGCGACCCCGCTAGCGATCCCGACGATCTGATTGATCGACGACTGTAGGTATCCGACGATCGCGCCGAAAATCGCCGACACGATCGCCCACAGGCTAGACAACCCACCGACGACCCAGGACAAAAACGGGGATATGGCGTTCGACCACAGCCACACGAACAGAGCGCCAACAGCGGACAGAACAGGCTGGATCACCCCCCACAACCACATCATCAGGGCCCCGAACGCGGCCAGTTGGGGCTGGATGACAGACGTCCATACCCCCACCACGACACCGGCGACCGCCATGAACGCCGCAGACAGGATGGCCCAAAAGATCTGGACGACGCCGATCACCGCGTAGAACTGAAGTTTGAGGAGGGCGAAGACGACGGAGAATATGCCGGTCCACAGGGACCACAGCAGCGATCCGATAGCGGTGAAAATCGGGCCGAACGTGTTCCAAAACCACATGACAACGCCGACCACCACGGTGATCGCGGCCTTGATCCCGTTGAACGCGGGCACCGCCACGTTGGTCCACAGCCAGACCAGGATGGCTCCGATGGCCACGAACGTTGGGCCCACCACGGTGGATAGGAACCAGCCCACTGTCGCGGCGACCACGGTGATAGCAGCCCGGATGCCATCGAACGCCGGCTGAACCCCGTTGGTCCACAGCCACATGACCACCGTGCCGACGCGGTTGAGTAGGTCCATGAACGCGGTGAACGCCGGGCGCGCGTTGGCGTTCCACCAGTCGGCGATGGCCGCCCCGATCCGACGAACCGTCGGTTCCGCCGCCTCCCCCCACTGACGGATGACGCCGATCATGCTTCCGACCGCTCCCCCAACGGCTGCCGCGACCATGCGCCACACCGGGAGGGACACCGCCCAGATCGTCTGAACCGTCCGCACGATCTCGCCCATCACCGCGACCGCTAGCTTGATCGCGGGGATCACCACGTTGATCCATGCCCAGATGATCACAGTGACCACCGCGCGCATGATGGCCATGAACCCGATCATCGCCGGCTGGACGATGCTCGCCCACCACCACGTGATCACGGTGGCAGCCGTTTTGAACACCGCGTCCCCGTGCTGCGACCACCACGATCCGACCGAGGATCCCAGCGACTGGAACCCCGCCACAACGCTGCGGATAGCCGGCTGGATCGTGGTGGTCCACAGACCCATGAGGGCCGCGCCCAGTTTCTGGTACTCGCGTCCGATCGCGTCCAACGCCGGACGGACGGCCCCGGTCCACACGTTCATGATCCCTGTGCCCATGGCCGTGAACACCGGTTGCGCCTGTGCCCAGAGGCGGACCACGGCAGCCGCTACGCTCTGTGCCGCGCCGATCAGCCAGGTCAACGCGGGCATGATCGCCGTCTGCCACATCCACAGGGCTGCCGCGCCAACGGCACGGAACGCACTGTCGACGATGTTACGGAACGCCGTACACCGGTTGTACGCCACGACAGCGGCGATGGCCAGGGCGACGACACCGGCGACCACCAGGCCGATCGGTCCGGCTAGGGCGGTCAGCCACGGGGCTACGCGGATCAGCCAACCGCCGAACCGTTGTAGGACCATGATGCCCTCACCGATCATGACCGACATGCGGCCAAAAATGGCGAGGAGGGGACCGGCTGCCGCGACCACGATCGCCGTGATGGTGGCCGCCCGGAGCAGCACCGGGTTCAGTTCCGCCGTCCGCGCCACCCACTCGGTCATCACCACAGTGAGCTTGGTCGCCCATCCCAACAGACCGGCGTCCCCGATCGCGATCATCAGGCCCTCAACAGATGAGGACAGATTGTCCATCGATCCGTTGAGGCCCTCCATCTGCGTGGCCGCGACCTTCTGTGCCGTGCCGCCCGCGTTTTTGAGTTGGGTGTCCAGGCCGGCTAGGGCCGCTGATCCCTGTGAGACAAGGGCCTGCATCGCGGGCCCGGATTCCAGGCCGAAAATGGTCATCATGTCGGCGGTGTCGGCGCCGCTTTTCGCCAACTGATCGACGATCTTGACGAGGGGGAGTAGTTTGCCGTGGGAGTCGACGACCTTAACTCCCAGGTCAGCCAGTGTGTTCGCTGCGGCATTGGTTGGTTTCAGTAGCGCGACGATGGATCCGCGTAGGGACGTCCCTGCCTGCGATCCTTTGATGCCCGCGTTTCCGAGCAAACCAATAGCAGCATTTATTTCAGTGAATGTTATTCCGGCCGACGCGGCAACAGGCGCAACGTATTTAAACGACTCCCCAAGGTCTGTCAGGGACGTCGCTGTTGACAGGAAGTTTCGGGCCAGAATGTCATTGACCTTGCCAATGTCACCGGCTTTCATCCCATAGCCATTCAGGATGTCACCAGCGATTTCCGCAGCCTCCGCCAACCCAACCGATCCGGCAGCTGCCAGGTCCAGAACACCCGGCAGCGCTGCCATGATATCCGTGGTATTGAATCCGGCTGTCGCCATCATCTGCATGGCGTTAGCGGCATCGGTTGCGGAAAACGCGGTTGTCGAACCCAGATCGATGGCTAGATTACGCAACCCCGTGAACTCAGCACCGGCGGATTCCGTCGCGGCCCGTACCGCGTTCATCGCCTTCTCGAAATCACCGGCCGTCTTAATGGTCGCCGCGCCAGCCCCAACAATAGGCAGGGTGAGGGCCATCGTCATCTGGTCGCCAGCGGAGGCCATCGCGCGGCCAGCGACCGCGAACGACTCCGCCATGCTGCGGCCTGCGGCATCCGACCGGGACGCCACCGTGCTCATAGTGTCGCCGGCCTGTGACCCTAGTCGGCGGATTTCGTTGGACGCCGCGTCAACACCCTGGCGCACACCAGACGAAATTTGCTCAGACACCGACGACATGTCGACGCGCACACCACGGATCGCGGCGTTCAGACCGCGTTGGAGCTCGTCGGCGAAGTTCGCGAAATCGGCGCTAATCTCGACGGTGGCGCGACCAGACTGGGTGGGCATAGCCACAGGGTTTCCGGGCTACACCAACCACGGCAAGATCAAGGTATCGTCATCTCGTGACAGTGACACCACTCATCCAGGTAGCGCAGGCCACGGTCACCCGGGACGTGACCGGTCTGGTCACCGTGGACGATCCCGGATCGCCGATCCTGGTGCACGTCCGAATCGACACGGGGCGTACCCCATTCCGGATCAGCGAACTCACGGTGAGGGCCCGGCATCCGTCAGCACAGATCACACCGGCCGCGCTGTCACGGCTTCCGCTTATTCAGATCCGGCACGTCGCGGCCAACCAGTCGCGCAACCCCAACGACATCCTCCTCCACGCCTGCGTGTCGCCGCGCCCATCAGGGTCACGCCACTGGGGCGCACAACACTGGCGGGAGGTCATGGACGTCAACGACTGGGCGGTCAGTGTCGGGCGTCCCGGTGGCGGTCCGCAGGCCATCGCCGATGTCTGGCATGTCACGAAGAATCCGACCGCCTATCGGTGGCTGGTCCGGGCTAGAATGGAACGTGACCAGTGGGTGGCCGATGTCAAATGAGATTGATTACGTACAGCTTGACAATTTCTATGCCAGGCAGCGTGCCGCGCTGTACCTCGCTGGTATCAATGTTGGCGGCCTGGTACCAGGTGAGGGTGTGGCGTCCAATGTGATGGTCATTTGCCCCCCACCTACCTCACAGGACTCGATGCTGCGCCGGCCGGCTATGGGGTCCGACGGACGCACCCTACGCTCGCTCATGGCGCTTGCTGGCTTGTACGGTGCTGGTGACGATGGCGATGGTGTGGCTAACTGCTGGCTTACCAATGTGATTAAGTACCGTATGCCTGGCGCGCGTAACTTGACCTCCATGGAACGCAACCTTATTCAGCCATTCCTAAAAGCGGAATGGGAAGCAGTCGGCAGACCAAACATAATAGTAACCATCGGTAAATCGACGTATGAATCAGTGCTCCACAGTAGGGTGGCTAATGCACCATTCGCACCTGGTGAGCCTATGCGCTGCCTGAATTACGCTGGCGGAGATGCGTGGATCGTGCCAATGATGCACCCTCGTATGGGGGTCTCATTGGAACGCTACAGGGATCAAATCGAGCAGCACTGGCTTGACCTTGGTGCGTGGCTGGCCGCCGGTGACGGCGGACGGTTAGTCGCTGGCGACTGGGTAACGGATGATCCGGCTAGTTGACAGGTCTGTCTGTCGCACTTCGTAGAGTGGTCACCAACCGCCCCGCGCTTGTAGCATCTCCTCAAACCCCGACCGCGCCGCGTCCGCGTCGTACCGTTGCGTCACACTGACCCCCGGTGGGCGGGTCTCGATTTCCCTGTCCACCCGGTCGCGCTGTTTCTGATCGGCGTCCCTGACCAACAGGTGGTAGACGGCCTGTGCGTAGGCGCCGAGGGAGATGGTTGCGGGGTCAACACGGGCTATGACCAACGCCCCCGACAGGTCTAGTAGCTGTGCGGCGCTGATGATCAGGCGTTGACAGGACCACCACGGCATACCGGACGCGGTCGACACGGCGTCCTGTGCCGCGCGCACGCAATCATCGTAATGGATCTTCCCACTGAATATGGCATCGTCGAGTCGCTCGTCATCGATCAGCCCGGGGACGATTCCGAACCAGTCCTGATCGACGATCGGGATGATCCACCGGATGGCGGGGTGTGGGGCGATCCTGTAGACCGCCCCACTGAGTTCGACGTCGACAGGCCATACCCGGAGGCTGGCCGTGCCATTTCCTTTCACCCGGTGGTTACCAGACTGGCGGACCCGGACGCGCCGGATGACTTACGATTCCGCTGGCGCCGTGTGGCACGGTTGCCAGCATCCTGGTTGGCCTCTTTCAGTTTGTTCATGGCCTTGTGCAGAATGGGAAGTGTATCGACGATTTTCACATCACCACCAAGAACGAGATCCTCGATGAAATCGATGTCCTCCTGATCGACGATGACCGACGTCACCGCTTTCAGCGCGCGACTCATCAGACGCAAGGCTTGATCCGCGTCCATGTCGGTTGCTTTCGATGCGTTGTTGAACGTTGTTTCCAACCGCCGGATGATCGTTATCTGGTCGATGTCAGGCATCCTGACCTCGATCGTGCGGCCCATGAATTCGACCTCAGCGTTTTTCAGGACCGGAACGTCGTCGTCACCGTCGACATCACCGTCACCGTCGTCGTCACCGTCGACATCACCGTCACCGTCGTCGTCAGCGTCAGCGTCAGCGTCGTCGTCGTCCAGTCCCAGGACGCGCGCTAGCCGTTCCTCCACCGCCCGGTTGATCGCGTCCTCCGCGCTCTCACCACTCAGCCGGTCCTGAACAGCACGGTTGATCGCCTCCTCCTCCAACTGGGTCAGACGTTCCTGGAACCGTCTCTGCACCTCAGCCTCGTCCGGCACAGGCCGCGCGCTATCGGTCCTACGGAATCCGCCGTCCTGAATCCCCCGCTCGATCGTTGCCGCGTCCACCGCCGACGCACGGTCGGCGATCTCCTGTAGGCGCGCCTGCACCCGCTGCTCGATCAGATCAGAGTCGACGTCCAGGGTGTTTGGTGTTGTTGCCCGCGTATTCGGTTCCCCGCCCCTAGGGTTTCGCCGTGCCTTTTTCGCGCGTGTGTTGGCCATGCTGATCTCCTCCTACGGTATTGCCTATGAGACTACTGTGCGGGTGAAACGCCACCCCTGCCGTTGCGCCACCGATTCGGCTGCCCGACGCAACCACGGGTTCGCGGTGGTCCCGGGGTGTCGGACAGACCGTGCGTACACGGTCCGCCCATCGACCTCGAATCGGAGGAATCCGGATCGGGCCCGGATGATGTGTGGTTTGGATCCGTCGTGTACGGCGGCAGAGTATTCGGCGTCGTTGACGACGCTGGCCTTGGTATCCATCGCTGATGAGGTGATGACGACCCGGTGGCGTCGGCGTAGGTTCCCGGTTTTCACCGGGCAGTACACGATGGCCTGGTCGCGGACCAGCCAGACGATTTTCCTCGTCTCCTCTAGGGCGAATTGTCGGGCTACGAGCATCGCGGATGTTCGGTCAACCACACAGACGATTTGATTGACACGAATAGTGATGGCGGTCATGGTGATTCTGGGACGGCGATGTCGACATAGCCGATTTCTAGGAGCCCGGCGGTGCGCTCACACACCGGCAGGCTCACCCTGTCATCCACGAAAAGGCCATCGTGGGCGATTAGCACGATGACGTCCACCATGCCGTGGTGGGCGATGGTGTTGAGGACGTCCAGCGCGCGCCGCACCGGGTCGCGTGCGTCGTCTGTCACGTCCGGCGCCACCTGCACCGTGGGCTGCCCAGCGTCGATGGTGGTCTCTGGTCCCGGTGTGGTTTTCCGTGCCATGGTCATCTCCTAGCAGTCGCATGCTGGGGCTGATGTGGTCATCAGGTAGGCGACTCCGACACATCCGCCCTCCGTCGTCAGTGGCTGCCCCTCAGACTGGACAACCAGCTCATATGGATGTGAATCGGTGAAGCAGCACATGGCGCGCCGGATGGCGGCACCATCGTCGTACACGTTCAGCGTGGCCTCATCCCATTCGGCGCAGGTCGGGATCGTTTCCATGTCCGACGTCGGGGCGCAGCGCACCGCGCCCAGTTCGAAGACCACGGCCCATCGGGTGATCCCACACTTGGACGGTGCGCTGTCCGGCGCGGGGAATGCCTGGCTGGATGGGTAGGTCCGAACCCACCGGACCCACATCAGTCCCTCACAGCATTCGTCGCGGTTCTGGGCTATGAGGAGTTCGACGCGGTCCCCGGGGCGTAGGCAGGCGATGCGGGGGTTGTCTCCGACCTGATTGGGAATCTGCGCGGCTGCCGCTACCAGGCAGGCCACCAGGTCAGCGGCTATGGGGGCGACGAGGGGATCGGGGATCGGCGTTGTCATGTCACCAGTCTTGGTGATGTCGCGTCCGGGCTCCACACCACGGGGCGCATGGTGCGACCGGATGGGTTTTCCAACGTGATGATCATATCCACCTCGGGGATACCCGTCCGGATCTCCCCGGGTTTCGCCGACAGGGTTTCCACCACGGCCTCAACGCCCTGCCTGCTCAGCGACCGTAGGCGTGCGGGTAGGGCGCACGTCCCCCCCGCGCAGGCCTTGGCCCATTCGCAGGCCAGCCTCTCCGTGGCGGTTTGGACGTGCGGTGGTATCGCCTCACCCCTCAGGTACTCGATCTCGAAATCCGGGGGGGACTGCCGGCTGTAGTTGACGCAGGTCGGCCAGCATTGTCCATCGACGCGGACCAGGTGATAGCCGTCTAGGACCATGTACGCGGCCGGTGGTACGACGACACCGGCCACCGTGACCTTGGTGACCCCGGTGGTTGTGGTGGGTCCGTCCAGGTCGATGCCGCATCCCCCGCAGCATCCGCTGTCCTCTGATGAGTCGCAACTGTTGAACCATTGACCGCCACTGATGTATGGGCCTCCGGTGTACGTGTCTCGGTCCACCGGGTACGTCTGGTACTGGTCCTGTTGTGGTGGCCGCTGGCAGGGCTGCACCGTGATCGGGCACAACCCGTAGCGTCGGGCGGTGGCCATCCACATCACGCCGATCGCCAGGGTGGATGCTGTGGCCTGCACCTCGGGGCCGTAGGTGTTCCAGCATGATCCGCATCCACATTTTGTGATGGTCCATCCACACGGGCTGGACATATTCACCATCCTAGATATCGATTACGGTCACCGGTCCGTATATCGCCGTCCGGTGCGCGGCCCCAACATAGACGTCCAGACGCCACCAGTACGGATGCGGCGACGTGGTGTACGACGCCGGGATATGGGCGGTCGCGACGATCAGGGTAGCCGTCTGCGTCGTGATCGTGATCTCAGCCGGCACGGCACTACTCAACGTCTTCGTCGTCGAATCCGTGTCCGAAACACACCGACTGTCCTTCCACACGATCTTCAACATCGTCACGGCGGTCAGGTTGTCGCCAGGGGTGTCGGGGGTGACGGTCAGCGAGATGGTTTCGTTATTCCCCTGGTGCACTGTCAGCGGGACGAGGGTTGCCGGCACGGCCCCCCCCTACACGATCACGGTCGCGGTACCGGACAGGGTCTGAACCGTCGCGGTACCGGACAGGGTCTGAACGATCGCGGTCGACATCGGTCCTCCAAACCCGCACCGCCCCGGGGCCGGTATGAACCCCGGGGCGACACGGCCATATCAGGTTGGGATGACAAGAGTCTGACAACCACACACCGGCGCCGGGGGCGCCAGGTTGACCGGAATGATCAGATCATGGGCGGTCGTGGACAGCGTCGTGAACAGCGGCGATGGCACACCCAGCCTGGTTTGCTGGATGTTGTACGGCCCCACACCCCACTGATTTCCGTCCTTGGTGATCGCCTCATCAATGGTAAATGTCACGGCGTCGTTCTCGAACTTTGGTTTCCCCACCGTGCCCTGCGTAAGCCATGGGAGCAGGTAGTAGCCCCATTTCCTACCCGTGGCAGACGCACATCCACCACCGGCAATGTTCGTCCACAGTTCCAAGGCGACGTTAGCGACACCGTACGCGGCCGAATCCGTGGTGAACCCGATCGCCGATGGGGTCGGTGTCGCGTCATCCGTGATGATGGGCGACCCTGTGATCATGTTGATCAGTTCCGGGTCAACCTGACACAGCTCGATATTCACCGTCAGCTTGTTCAGCTGTTTCGGCGACACCTGGTAGTAGCATCGGGTTCCATCTGCGAGGGTTGGGGAGATCTCGTTTCCGGCGGTTTCATCCGCCTTCACCTCAACGCTGATGAACCCTTTCGTTGTTATCGTGGAACATGCTCCCGCGACCGGTGCGCCACAGGAATCCAGTTTGGTCGCGCGCAGAATCAGACCTTGCAGATAGCTCACACAGAGCGACATTCCTTACCCCCTATCCGATGATCGTGGTGGTTTGGTTGTCCGACGTCCCCGTGCTTTGGTCGTGGTCGGTGGTTGGCGTTGGCCTGTGGCAATGAGGTATGCGGACAGGAATTTTTCCGCCGTGTCCTCATCCACCACGAATCCGCCGTTCCCCGTGGCTACCTCGCTGTCACTGATGGAGTTCAGCGATTCAAGTAGTTCCATGTCCGTGAGGCCCGGAACGTCCTTGATTATGATCATGTTGGTTGCCCCCATTCGAATGTCGCCGACGCGGCGACGCAGTCATACGAGACGGCGTATTCACGTTCGGCTAGAACGTGGTACTGGTTCGTAAGCCTGTTGAGGGACTGAGTGACAGGCGGAACAGACACATCCGGGGAACGCCACACCGTCACATTTCCGGATACGAATATCGTTCCGTCATCCGGATACCCGCCACCGAAAACCCAAATCGTCCCCATCCGCGTCCGCAACAACGGGCCGTCAGAGACGATCAGATCCGCCTCTGACGCGTACGCCGCGATCCGGGGTGAGGCATGCAGGTAGCCGATGTTGCCGTACATGGCATCGGCAGGGGCCGTGGTATCGGCACCGTACAGCCACTGTTCGAGCTCCCCAACCACGTCCATGATGGATGTGCCCGGTGGGACCAGGGGGGTGGCGCCAGCGGATAGGATCGTCGCCATCGCCGACTCCACCACGGTTTGCTCACCGTTGGCGTGACGACGCCGAACCTGGGTTTCCAGGTCGGCGGGGGTTTTACCGGCCGACCCACAGGCGATCGTGGCATAGACGATGAACGAATCGCGGCTGATGGCCGCGTCGTTCGGATCGAACGTCTTCTCACTCACCCGCTCGTCGGTATGACACAGCGTCGGGTACGTGCGGGCGTGCCCGCACGACACCGGCTCATAGATGATCCCACCGGCCAGGCCATGGGTTGGCAGGTCGAGGGGGCCGGTCGCCGCAGTTAGTAGCCCGTACCGGAGCCCACGGGGCTCCGGTGCCGGGACAACCTGCGGTGGCATAATCGCCACAGTCGATCACTCCTCCTGTCGGGCGCGCCGATCAGGACACCGGGCAGCAACCGACGACACCGGACGGGTCAACCGGTGCGGTGTACAGCCGCGACAGCGGGCACATCTGCAACGCTGCCCAACCGTCCTCAACGAACATCGCCGTGTACTCGTTCGTCGTGAGTTTGGTGCTGTCGTACACGGTGTCCAGACTGACCACCGGTTGCACCGCCTTGACCCAGGTCCCCGCCGGGTAGATCAGGAAGTTGACGGTGAGGGGAAGCGCTGTCAGAGCGGCGGCGCCACCGGGACCGGTGACCAGGCCGCTGAAAGCGTCCTGCCAGTCGTACACGAACCGGGGCGCGGCCTGCCGGATCGCGAACCACTCCATGATCTGGGCATCGGTGAGCCCGACCAGGTCCACGCCGTTACGGCGGGACCCCGCCGCGCGGAGCTGGACCAGGGTCCACATGGGCAGCACGACCTCAAGGGTGCCGTTGAAAGCCATGCGGTTGCGGTATTTCGCGTCCGTGATGGCCAGGTCAATGGCGCTGAGGAGTCCGCTGATGGCGTCGTCGCCGGACGGGTCGGCGGGAATGACGGTGGCCGCGCCGGACGCGGCGACGATCGCCGCGATAAACCCCATATTGATCTTGTGTGGGAGGGCGGTCATGGCCTGCCGGCCGAACCACTGCACCACCTCCGGATACCCGCGCCGCTGCAACAGCGACCCGGTCAGGCAGAAGTAGTCGACGCCGAGACGGACGTCCGTGAAGCCAGGGCAGGGGATGTCGTAGCAGTACTTGCTGGGCGACTCCGCGATGACCTGCCCCTCAGTGAGATGCGTCGTCCCGCTGTTGCCGATGCCCGACCAGACGGTGGCGAACGCGGGTCCACCGCCGGTGGGGATCTGCCATCCACCCCGATCGGTCTGGAGTTCCGGGACGTCGAGGAGGCCGTCCAGGGACGACAGCTCACACAGATCGTAAATTGGCTCGGACGGGGCACACCACCCGGCAGCTGCCGTGATGGGCCGTCCCGCCGCGATTTGCCGACGCATCGACTCCACCAGGCTGCCGCCCGGCAACCGCCGTTCAGACGCCGCGAACTGTGCGACGGCGAATCCGTCGGCACCATGTTGTACGCGCAGGTTCGCGGGGAACTCCCGGCGGAACTGAACCCCTCCGTGCCGGGTGTAGGAACGCATCTCGTAACGAGGCGTTCCGTCGTCGCCCACGATCTGTGTCCGCGCGGACGTCTTCTGTCCGGTGCTGATGGTGCTTTCCCGCATCGTCGGGTACCGGTCGATTTGTTCGCTGAGGGCCCGGATGGCCTCCCCGAACGTGCCGATCGTCTGCCCGGTGGCGAACAGGCCGGGGAAGTCGGTGGCGGCCTGCATGGTGACCACCCCCCGGTCGGCCTCCGGCGGCAGGTCGGGCGATCCGGCGCGGCGCGCCGCGATTTCCGCGACAGTCGGGTTCCGGGTTCGGGCGGCAGCCGTCACCGGCTCACCCTCCGGGTCGGCGTCTACCGGCGCCGGTTCCGGGGTGACGGTCGGTTCGATCACCGGAGGTGTGGTGGTGGTGTCGATGTCGGCGGCCAGGGTCGCGGCGTCGCGGCGGAGGCCGAGGGTGGTGTTGACCGTGCGGGCCAGGTCGCGGCACGCCTGAAGGGCCGTGACCACGTCTTCTGACGCCGGTTGGTTGGTGAACGTCTGCGCGTGCTGCCGGACCGCGCTGAGGAGGGCGACGAGATCATCGTCCCCGACGGTGCTCAGGTCGGTGGGTACGGGGAACGGGAATTCATACATGGTGCTGCCTCATTGGATGAGGGCGCCCGGCCGGACCGTGGCGGCACCGGTGCGCGGTGTGCGATGTTGCCCGGTCGGACCGTAGCGGCACCGGGTGTGGTCGCTGTGGGTGACGGTACACGATGTTGACGTTTGGGAGATCATCCGTTGGGCTGCCATCACCGTATGTAGTTGTTTATGTAGCGGGATGAAGTTGTATTCGGCTATGGAGCTCTACTATCCTGGGCGCATGGCAAACCACGAACCGAACCGGAAATCGCTGACCAGGGAGGAGACCATGATTCTGGACGCGGCGATCGCCGCGTATGAGGCCGAACGTGAACGGGCGCGAGAGGATCTACTGGCCGCGCAGGCCGTGTACCAGAAGACGATCATGTCCGCCGGAACTACCCGCGACATGATCATCATGCGGTTGGTCGACAGGTCCGGACGCGGCACGCTGGCACGGATCGCCGAACACATCAGCATGGACAGTGGATACCTCAGCGCCAGACTGCGGCGTCTCCGCGCTACCACGCAAGAGGGTGTTGCCCCGGGCACCGTGACCCCGGGCAACACCCACACCAACACACCTGAACCTGCAACCGCCGACGCAGAGGCGGACGGTCAGCGACGCGAAACGCCGACCTACGGCCAGCACCGCGAAATGCCGACCTACGGCCAGCACCGCGAAATGCCGACCGACGACAGTGTATCCGCCACGGGGACCACCGATCCACCACAGGATCCCGAACACGATCACGGGGGTTGCGTGATCGTCGCACATAACGGGCAGGCGATACGATGCCGCGACCTGTTCGCCGCATGGCACATACTCTTTGGCGTCGGCGGATAGACGGCGTTGAGATGTGATCCGGGCGCAAAAATGGTTAAGGCTCGCAGGGGCGGGATTCCCTGCGAGCCTCTGGGATCAACCAAGCGAGTACGTGAATACGCAGGTCAACCGCACGCATGACCGAGCGTACTTCATTGGGTCCAAGAACACAATTGGGGAACGCCGTGACACGGTCAGACATCAATATCAACATCGTTGTTGAAACACTAAGAGATCACTTTCTCATGTCGCCCAACGAACTACACCGGGCCGAGGGCGAATATGAGGGAATGACCATGCTAGAACGCGGATTCCTAGCAGCCCTGCTCTCCCTCCCCAAAGAGTTCAAAACCAGCCGCGCCGCAATAGATCATCTAGCCCCTGAACTGGGACGCGACAAAATCTCTCAGGTCCTACGCGGACTCCGCGAAAAAAGATATCTCTACATCAAACGAATCAACACCGGACGCGGACAGTTCACCTGGCTGTGGAGCGTCTACATGCGCCGTCGCCCCATCGGGTTCGACCCCTGGCAACAGGAAACACCGACCATCGACGGCACAGCCACCGATGGCCACCACGTGCGGAAACCAACCATCAGCGCAGGTCGGACCATCGACGGCACATCAGTGACTGATAGGACGTCGACAAAAGAAGAAGTACCTGGGGTTGAAGTACCAGAAGAACCCCCCTACCCCCCCCGCCCGGAATCGTCCGGACCGTCGCCGCGCACGGCCGTCACAGGGGGGGATCAGCGGCAGACCCCCAACCCCATCGACGTCGCCGCAGACGCCACGCTGCGCCATCAGCCCGGATGGAAACGTACCGCCGTAGTCGCGGCCATCCGGCAGGCGATCGGCAACGGGCTACCGGCGGGGGTCGCCTACCGCACCATCGTCGACCTCGCCGAGGGCACGCGCTACGGCGCCACCACCACGGGGCCACAGAGGCTGTGCGCCCGTGGACCATGGTGGACACCGGGAACCGTGTTCGTCCCCGGGGCGGAGGCCGACGCGGCCGAGGCCTGCGCCAAACACCCCGGGCAGCCGGCCGCCTCATGCTCATGCTGCACCGGTGAGACGCTGGGCCATGACCCGGTTACAGACGCCACGGTCGACCCCGATCAGAGGATGAGTCGTGCCAAGGCGTTGGCCGCGATGCGTGCCCTGTCGTCGCGACACCGCGTCCCCGCGACCAGTCGCCCATGACCCCATCGCCAACCAGGCGATGGCAACGATCAAGAGGAACCCATGACACAAGCACCCCGCCCACCCGCGAAACCATCGGCGGCAGCCAGCGTAGCCGGACTGTTGATCATCGCGTTGGCCGTCTGCGGAATCGTGATGATCGTCCGCATGCTGTTCAACGTCACACTGAAGAGCGATCCCCAGAACCCGACACCGACACCGACGCCTGTCGCCACATCGCCTGAAACCACGGCCACGGTCACACCGACCACGGCCACGTCGTCGTTGTCGCAGATGGAACTGGACCGCATCCCACCATCGGGGGCGCCGCAGGAAACCGACACGGGGCCGGTGGTACGGGCCGGCTCCTACTGCACCCGCTTGGGCGACCACGCCCGTACCAGCGCGGGAACAACCATGCGGTGCTCATTGGGAACCGACGGACGCAAACGCTGGACCCGATCATGACCGCCCACCACGGGCCGCTCCCCGTACCAGCGCGCATCACCATGGCCCTAGACCGCGCCGGACTGTACGGCCCCGCCGTCGACATCGCCCTAGGTGGGGTTGAGCCGATGGTGGATGAGTGGGAACAGGGAATCAGCCTGCCAACCCCGGAGCAGGTCGAACGTCTGGCCGTACTGACCGGGACCCCGGTGGACTGGTTCACGAAACCGATGGAGGAGGGGACCACCCGGATCTTCATGTGCGACCGTCGGCGTAGGACGGAAAACGCGCTGACGATCGTCGAATCGTCTGTCGGATGGGACGGGGTCCTCACCGTGACGGAGGTGACCCCACCGAGACCGCCGTACCGGCCACGTCCCGACAGGAAATCGGGCAGGGCCGTTGAGGCGGTCGGGGCCAGCGGCAGCCGGCAGACGTCGGTACGTGGGGCGCATCGGCCTGTCCCCGCCGACGGGACACCCGACGTGTGTACCTGTGGGATACGAATATCTGTTCGTAGCCGATACCACCTTTCATATACGTGACGAGACGACGTGAGACGGGAGACATAAGCATGATCATCTATCGTTTGACGCCGGACGCTGACTCTATCGGCACAGGTGGGACGTGGCCGGTTTACGACCATCTACCGTCCCAGCGGGAACTACTGTCAGTAGACGTCGGAAATAATCCGACGATAGGGCAGCGCCCATACGGTGTGATCACCGATGGTGGCCGATGGGCCGTCGAACTGATCAGCCTGAATGAGAGCGCCAATCTGCAAACCGCGATGGAGCAGGCGGAAAAACCCGCGTACGACATCGACCACGCGACATCTTTCACGGACGTCGTCGAGTGGGTCACCGGACAGACGCCCGAGCAGGTTAGGGCAATCACGATCCTGGCCGGATCACGCGAATGGCCGACCCCGGAATTCACCAGGGATGGCGAGTGCTGGGTAACAACGGTCACCACCCATGACGCGGTCACCGTGTTCAGGGTCGACCCGTCGGGTGTGGTGACGTTCAGGAAAACAGTGATCTGATTATCGGATGGCATCCCCATACGACAGCTGCGCCCCTATCCGGTACGGGATAGGGGCGCAGCTGTCGTGTATGTGTGGGCTACCAGACGTCCTCCCTGTGGCGGTCAATGACCACGTCTCCGGGGACTGACGTCCTCGTCGCGGTGGCCGTGCCGACGCTGTGGTGGGTCCATTCGACACGGCACACATCGGAGATGACAAGCTCTCCGATCTCTGTGTATCCGCTTATCCTGCCCTCATGGTAGACCGATGGGCCTTCCTTCCTGAAACACACAATTTTCCGATATGGGTAATCGAGCTGGAGTACCGTTGGGTGTGGCCCTAGCTTGGGCCCTGCGGTGGACCACTCCCATTGCCGCCTCCTACCCTGATCAGCCCAGTTGGCCGTAGCCACGTCTACCGTGGGAGGGCAGGTGTCGACGTGAAACCCGCACCCAATGTGGGTGCAGCGGACCCTGGAAAACAGGCGACCATCATAGGTGCTGTAGTCGACGACCGTCTCCAACATGTGATCTATGTGCGTCATGACGATGCTCCCTGCCTCTGAGTCAGTGAGGCGTCGACCAGACGCCGAACCATCTCGGCGCGACTGACGCCCTCCCCGATGGCACGGGCGTCGATACTGGCTAGGACAGCCGGATCGAAACGGATCGGGACCGGCTTTCCGATAGCTGGCTGTCCGGGCCCGCGCTCGTCATCCAGCGGGCCGAAGTACTGCGTGATGATGTCGTCCGACTCGTTTCGGATCAGCCATGTCTTCGCGTCGTCATCGTTGATGTAGCGGTAGGTGGGTTGCGTTCCAACCCACTGGGACCAGGTGTGGAGGACCCAGCGGCCTCCGGAGGTGCGGTAGAGAATCTGGTGCTCGCGTCGCCCGACGTGGACTGAGACGTTGTTGTTGCCGTCCCAGACGGTACGTTCTGGGACGCTTACCGCTTTGTCCAGGTCGAACCAGCCGTCCAGGAAGTTGCCAGACTCCGTGTAGACGTTGATGCGATTCATGATTGCCCCCTACGTTAGGTGCCGTTTTCCGGCATCGCCTACGTTAGCAGCATCGCCATCAATAAGCAATACCGCTTATTGATGGTTGTCCTGTCGGGCGACACTGGCGATCAACCAACGCCATCCGCTACCCTCGATCGAAGGACGTCTGACAGACCGAACCTCATCGCCCCTGTCAGGGATCGAAACACCCCGGAAATGACGTAGCGCCCACCGGTAATCACCGGTGGGCGCTAGCGCTCTGTGCCCTACGCCTGTACACACGATCGGGTGACAAGCCGCGACGACCAACCGAAACACATGCCACATGCCAACTGACGCAACGGACCACCAGGCCAACGGCAGTGTCCGATGGCCAGACCCGGACCATGGACCATGGGAAATAACTCTCATATGGCACGATATCGGCGGACGTCCGGAATGCATCGGAATGCAGATCGTGTCGACCAACCCCACGATGCCCATCGGGACGAGCGTCATCAGACGGATCAACCTCGCCGGAATCATCGCCGAACAGCGCGAACACCTAGCGGCCACAGGGGTACGGTTCAACCGGCCGAAACAGGCGACCACCGAAAGCATGCGACCGACAACAGCTGATCGACTGACGCGAGCCGCCAGAATCTACACGGAGGCCTGGTCAGCCGGCAGCAACAGCCCGACCCAGGATGTGGCCGACGCGTTCGGGGTGACATACGGGGCTGCCGGAAACCTCATCTACCGCGCCCGGCAGGCCGGCCTACTAGCAACGCCCAGAAAATGACGTAGCGCCCCACCGGTCATCACCGGTGGGGCGCCGTTGTCGCGTCCAGCGGTCAGGCTGGTGCCGCAGCGTGATCTACTACGTCACCATCTTTCACATGTTGCAGGCACCACGAAGTGATCTCCCTGTTCTCCTCACCGTCCATCGCCCATACGGCGGTTACGGTCCATTCGTGGTCACCGTCGTGGTCGCGTCCGGCGACGACGGTGACGCTTTCCGCGCCACTATTGATCTCCGTCAGTCGGGCAACGATCTCATCACCGGTGGGGTGCTCGTCGAATTCCGGTACATCGCCCGACTCGACGTCCGGGACGAGGGCCCAGCGTTGCACCGGGCAGTCGTCGATGTAGCTGTGCAGGACCGACCGGATCAGTGCCGCGCGGTCGCCACCAGCCAGACGCCGCGCACGCCAGTCGAGTACCGCGATGCTTTTTTGGGTGAGGCGCGTCTTTACCTCTGGTCCGATCGGTGTGCGCCCGGTTTTGCGGACGGCCCGGTATCCGGTGCCGCCGATCCAGACCTTATTGCCGTCGTAGTAGCCGTCCGTCTCATCAGACAGTTGGGCGAGCACATCGAGTGCGGAGGCGTCGAGTGTCGCGGTGTGGCCGTCGACCTGGACTTTGCGTCCGTTGCTGATGAGTTGGGGCATTTCGGCGAGGTAGTTGGCCTGGCCTGGCATGTCGAAAGTGATCATGACTCTCATCTTGTCCCCATCCATCGTTTCCGGTACCTGAAACTATACGCCTAGTTTCAGGTACCGGAAACTGTGCACACGATCGGGTGACAGGCAGCGACGATCAACCGGGACGCGTCGCGTATCGTGGTGACGCGCCCAGCAACACCTATGATCGGGAACGGCCCCCGCCATGATCTGGTGGGGGCCGCTCCTGTCAGACACCTGTCCCGTCCGCGTCCGACGTGGTGGAACACGGATCAGGTGGATGCCGTAGGCGCCGGATCTCCCCCCTAGCCTCCGTGATCAGTGCCGCCATCGCCCCGGGTGTGGTCGCCGTCCGGTACCGGGTCCACAGGCGCAGGTTGTTGGGCGATCCGATCCCCCGCGCGGCGGACTGTCCCGCGTACGCGCGCGCCTGTGGTTCGTGGCGTAGGTGCCACAGGTCGCCGTGCCCACGGTAGGGCGCTCCGGCGACGCGGTGGAGGGCCAGGGACCATGAATGATCCTCAGACCCGTACCCCTCAAAACGCGGATCGATAGGGACCTCTATCAGCGTCCGACCGTGGACGACGACCATGCCACCGCCGGGGGAACCAACATACGATTCATCCACATACGGCGATATCCTCTGTGCCCGTGGCGGTAGATCCAGCTGACGGCCATTGATCAGTGACGTGGCGGACTCCGACAGCCGATGCACCATCCGGTGTGCGACCGCCCATCGAACCCGGCCCCCGGCAACCGCGTCCACCGCCTCACCCACCTGAGGACAGACCACATCGGCGTCGGAGACGATCACGATGTCGTCGTCATCGGGGCGTCCCGCCGCGTCCACCGCGCAGCCTTTACGCCACGGACCCCGCTCAACCGGCCACTCCCCGATGACCACCGGCCACGTCGGATGGTTCAGTTTCCACCAGGATATGACCCGGCACAGGTTGGCCACCCGGTCGGTAGCGTCGCCGCGCCAGGGGATGACGATACGGACGGTCATGATTTGACGCAGGCGACGACGACGCCACGATCGTGGTGCAGGCCGGGGTGGATGGGACGTCCGGCCCAGTCGACGATGGTCGTGGACCCTAGCGGTTCGAAGAGGTTGCGGTAGTCATCGACCGTGTTCTGGTGGATGCCCTCCCTCGGGCGGTTACCGGACAGGTTGGTGACGATCTGTAGGACGAACACGTCACCCGGTGTCATCCACTCGTCGAAAATCCGTCGTGTCTCCGCCGTCACGTCGACACCGATGGTGCTGACGCCGACCAACTCCCGGTGGTACCAGCTCATCCCCCGGGCGAACACGCCGGTACCGGGCTGGTTCGGTGACCACGCGGCAGCGTCAGCGCACACGATGTCCAGGTCCGGATACCGGGCGGTCGCGGCCGTCACCCCCGCCGTGGACAGTTCGACGGCCGTCACCGTGTGGCCCATGGACCGCAACAGTTCGGCGTGGTCACACAGTCCGGCGCCAATCTCAACGATCCGTGTCGGCGTCGTCCACCCCGCCAGGCGGCAGACGACCTCCCGTAGGTGATGGGCCTCAACCCCCAGGTTGTACGCCCACCCGCGTCCCCGGCGGTAGAAATCCTCGTAGAACACCACGGGGTTGTTGCTCGTCCCCCGGGTCCGTCGGCCGCGTAGTGGGGAGCGGCGCGGCCGGACGGTGTGCCCCTCCAACGACTGCTGTCCGCCAGCGTGGTGGAACACCCCCGGGTTGATCTGTGCTACCAGGGCGCCGGTTTCCGCGAACCGTTGGATCGCCTCACCCTCCCCACCGGCAGGCCACACTGACGCGACGTCTACCACCCGCGTGATTGAGGGGTTGGCGGTCCAGTGGGCTGCCGCGACCAGCGCTCCCGATGGGTCGTTGGGGATGGGGGACCAGGTGATGGGGGCACGGGTGAGAAGGTGAGCGTTTTTCGTGATCTCGCATCGGTGCCGTAGTCGCACCTGCCCGATGTCCGGCCGAGTGCGGAGCAGGCGCCGCGACGTCTCAATCCACTCCCATCCCGGGGTGGTGGTCGCCGCTGTCCAGTCGTCCTCAAGATGCATCCACATCTGACGATCCGGATATTTTTCGCCGTGGTCGCGGACGGCGAAGGCCAGGGCGCCCATGGCGTCACCCATCGGAATCATGTCCGGTCCGCCCACAGTCACCAATTCATCGATGAACGGCATCATCTCAATGCGGATCATCGTTTCCTCATCCCGCCCGTTGTGGCAGACGATGACGTACGCGCTGTCCAACACACCGGGTGCGACGTGCTGAAACGATTGCACGGTCTGTGTCAACAGGTTGGGTCGGGCGCCGGTCAGGATCGTGATGATCAGATCGGACGCGTCGGTACGCGCCTGTTGCCGCTCCCGGATCACAGACAGTCCCCGGGGCAGCGCCACGTTCCGGACGGCCAATCCCGGCATGTCCTCCGACCACCGGGTCAGACACTCCTGCTCACCCGGACGATCGGAGTCGTCTAGCCAGACGTGCCACCGACCATCCGGGTTCATATATGGATGGATCTCGTACATGGCCGCGATCCGCCCGACGCTGCCCGGGGGCCCGTCGATCAGGGCGAAGTCGATGGCGTCGGGCAGTGTGGTGTCGTACCAGTACGCGGTGTCGCCGCCGGGGATGTCGACGGCTTTCAGCGGCGCGTGCCGCAAATCGACGCAATCCTCTAGCCCGTGGGACCTGAGGTATCCGCCGGTGGTCCGGGCCCAGTGTTGGTCGTGGTCGAGGCTGACGACAGTTGCCCCCGATCGGGCCGCGTACTCTGCGGCGATCACGGTTGAGTATCCCGATCCGGCCTCGACCACGACCCGTGGCTGGTGCCTGTGGTACGCGGCGGATAGTTCCAGGGCGGTCGCGCGGTCGATCGCCCAACCGCCCCATACGGACGTTTCCGCGATGCTGGTGATGGTGGTTTTGGTGGTCACGCGTACCACTGTGCCATGAGGCGGTTGGCGTCGCCGCGCACACTCTCCGCTATGTCCACCGGGATGGTGTCCTCTATCAGTCGTCGCAGGTCAGATGGGTCGGTGGCTAGTGCCCTGCGGTACAGATCCTGTAGGCGCAGGCGTACGGCGTTACGCTCTGGTGATCCGAATCCGGTCTGTTTGGCTGTGGTCAGGGATCCGAGACGTATGCAGCGGTGGTAGCGCGGATGAGGTGACACACTCACGGGGGCGATCATGCGGACAAGGTTGACGAGGAGGGTGTCATACCCAACCCGATACCCCGGATGGTATCCACCGGCGGTGCGGAGGGTCTGTGTCCGATAGACACCGGCGTGATGGGCTAGGTGCGTCATCTGCGGAATCGGCCGCAGCGTGCGCAGCAACGGATGTACCTGCTCCGTCCTCCGCCGTCCTGCGGCGTGGACTACCTGCGGGGCGAACGCTGCCAGGGTGCCCTCACCGTACGCGGTTTCCACTAGGTCGGAGATCCATTGAGGGTCCGCCCAGTCGTCGGCGTCGTGGATCGCGAACCACGGCGTCTGACAGGCGGACAACACAACCGCGTCAGCGTAGTAGCGGCCCCGGTTGGTGGGCAGGTTAAACCGGGTGACCCGTGGATCGTCGATGTCGGCGATGGGTGGCCACGCGCCATCACCACCACCATCGTTGGTGATGACCAGGTGGAGGTTTGTGTAGTCCTGTTCGAGGACACTGGTCACGGCGCGGTGCAGCGTGCGGGGGCAGCCGTAGTAGGGCATGGACACTGTGACGGTTCCGTGGTCACGCACGGTTGGTGGTCCGAACATTGGCGAAACACACACCCCTAGGGGTATAGATGGTCGTTGGTTCCGTCAACAGACCATCGGCCACCAGCGCGTCAACCTGACCCCGCACCACATGCTGTGGCCCAACATCATGAAAACCCACCACAGTGTGATCATGCATCCACGGGTAGTAGAGCCGAAACTCCTCCCCACGAATACTGTCGGCGGAATCGAACCAGACGAAGTCGAGGCGTTCAGCCGGCCGGTAAACCCGCGTGTCACCGGTGACCACCGTGACCGGCAACCCCGCACACCGCACCCGCGCCTGTTCCGCGAACCCCTCATCCACCTCCACCGTCGTCAACCGACCCGACCCCGCACGCGACAGGGCCAACCCGATCTCCCGCGCCGTGTACCCCAGATACGTCCCCGTCTCCAACACCACATCAGGGCGAATCGCGGTGACCATCGCGGCCACCAAACGGGAAACCTCAACCTCCGCAGCCTGACTGTCAGGGGCGGACCAGCGACCGGGGCTCGGGCAATACGCCCGAGCCCCGGTAAACGTCGACTCCGGCACGGTCACGACGTCGTGACCCTCTCCGCAACCGTTCCCCCCGTGATCCGGGCAGCGGCCAACTTAGCCGCGATCTCCGATGTTTTCGTATCCACCACGGTGCCGGACGAGTCCCGCACCTCCCACACCCGCGACGTCGTACGCGCCGCGTCAGCCTTCTGTACAACCCGTTGCCCGCAACACATCTCAGCGATCCCCCATCACGTCGTCCAACAGGCCGGCTGCTACCAGACCTGAACCGATTGTGACCTCATCATCGATCACACGGATCAGGTCGTCGACCAGGTCCGTATCATCATCGGGGCCGGGATCCGCCGGATCATCCGTGGTGGTGTCCGGCACCGGTACTACGGTCGTGGCGGACATCTGTGTCGCCAGTTTCCCGACCACCAGTTCGGCTAGGCGGTCCAGGTCGATGGGGGACGCCGTGTCCACCGTCCCCGGGGCATGGCGGAGGACACCGGCGGCCGTCAGCACCGGGGCCTGTCCGGTGAGGGTACGGACGCGGGGGAGCGGGAAACCGGGGCGCTCCCGCGACAACGACAGCACCTCAACCAACTCCGTGTCCCGGCCCATAGGGCGCCAGTCACCGGATACCCGACCGTCGTGTAGCGCGGCCAGGTCGGATACCGACGCCGACGGGTTGACGACCCCGGACACCCAGATAGCGTTCAACCGGCTGTCCTCACCGGCACACACCCATGCCGCTGTCGACAGCCGGTCGTGGTGGCTGATAGCCCCACCGGCGGACAGTTTCACGCACGCGTGATCGTCGTTGGATCCGCGACAGCTGTTGCAGGTGCACGCGAATTGCCCATGCCCCACGGTGATCCGGCCGACCGGGACCGGCACACCCGGTGGGGTGTAGCGGTGGAAGCTGTTGTAGCCGGTCGCTGAGACAGGTGCGGTGACGCACACGCTGTGGTCCCCGACGTGGCAGACGTCGTGGGTGGCGATGTGTCCGTACACCCGTCCGTCGTCGGTCACGGTCAGGCGCGTCAGCATGGACAGTTGTGGGTCGGCGAACCACGCGGGATCGTAGGTGGGTGTCGACGCGGCTGCCGTCACAACCTCGATGATCGACGCCTCCTCAACATCCCACGGGGCCTGAATCGTCGGGTCCGTGAACAGTTCGGCCATCCGCGCGTAGATGCCGCTAACCACGGTTTTCATCTGATCCTGATCGGCCTCCGGGATGGTCGTGCCACCACGGGCCCCCTGTAGCGCTCCGGCGACCGCGAATACCGCGCGGGGGACAATGCGCTGCGTGCCGTCGATGATGTCGACGATCTGAAACCCGTACGCCCCCTGCGTCTCCGCGTCGGCCGCGTCATCGACGTACAGGAACGCCTGCGCGTACCGGTCCCACTCCTCCGACTCACCACCAATACCCGCGTTGTCCGCCACCCGCTTCTCCGCCGCAGGCCCGTCCCACTCCAACTCCCGCTCGGCGATGGGCATCACATCCCATCCGGTTTTCCGGACAGCGGCCGTGATCACCGCGTCGTCGTGTATCAGTTCGAATGGCCGACACTCCTGAAACGCGGGGATCCCGACCAGGGTCGCGGCGGCAATCTGGTACTCAACGAATAGCATCTCCAACTCGACGTCCTCACCGGCGTCGTCACCCCAGAACAGTTCGTCCAGGTCGGCGTCGGACAGGGCCTCATCACAGCCCTTTTTCGCGATCACCATCTCAGCCGCGCCCGCGTCGACACTGGGCCCGACCACACCGTTTTGTAGGAGCAGCGTTGCCTCTGCGATGTCCTCAGCCAGACGCGGCATTTTCTGTGGGTCGGCCTCTGTGAACAGGCGGCCCTCGCCCCAGGCCGCGCGTAGGTCAGACGCGAACTTGGACGGTTTGATGCATTTCGCATCGATCCATCCTGCTTCGACGGCCTCCGCCACCGTCCCGTAGTGGATGGTCTCGCAGGACCCGATGATGACGCTGTTGTCGTGCCCCGACTCATCAGCCCTCTGCCATTTCAGCGGCAGCGGCAACGGCCGGTTGGTGACGCCGGACGACAGGAACCGTCGCCCGTCGCCGGTGGAGGTGTCTAGTGGGGCGAGCATCCCCCGCCACCTGGTACCCATCATCTATCTCCCAACATCAGTGATTCCCGAAACGGTGGTATGTCAGGTTCTCGTTCCCGCCGACGGTGGTCAACATCATCGTGCACCGACAATGGATGGTCTCCCGTCCCGGCCCCATCGGGTCCCCGGGGAACCGTAGGGACGCGCCCCCGACAACGAACGGCTGCCCAACCGGCACCCGCTGTCCGTCGGCCGCGCGGTGGGTGCGCCGGGTGCGGTTGTCGATGTGCGCCATCCACCGGGATTCCATCGGCACACCGGTCTCACTGACCACCGCGCCGAACGCGTCGAACCGTCCGGCGTTGAGGGCGCCCATCACCTCCGTCCGCGCGATCACGGTAGCCCGGTTGGCCCATCGCGGGGTCCCGGTCGTCGACAGCACCCGTTCCACCCTCCGGGACAGGGCGTCCAGGCCCTCACCGGCGTTCGCCCCCGCCGACAGTTCACGGGTGATCAGGGCGAACACACTGTCGGGTACCCCCGACAGCCGGTTGCGGACATCGGCCAGGTGCTGGGTAACAGCCGGACGACTGTTCCACCGGTATCCGGCGCCGAGGAGGGCGGGGTACGCGGCACCGATGGTCTCCCTGATCGGACCGTTGACGATCCGGTTCACCGCGTCCGCCCACCGGGGCTCACGGCTGAACACGGCGGTTGGGTCGGGACGCTGGGTCTTCAACACGACAGCGGCGACAGAGATGATCCACGCCGCTAGTTCCACCCACACCATGTCGCGTACCCGTGTCTCATGGGTGGCGACGTCGGCGGCATCGTCGAGGCGATCGGGTAGCCACGGGTCCTGTCCCTCCCCGTCCCACACCGGTTCAGTGGTCATGGCAGGCCCAGGTAGGCGTAGGTGATGGCCTCACGGAGGCGTCCCACGGTGGCTGTCTCCTCCACCATGGTGGCCCTGTCCGGGTACATCCACCGCGCTCCGTGCTGGTCGATGAACCAATCGGCGTCGTCGGGGTTGTCGGGGTAGAACAGGTCCCCAACATCGTTGATCATGGTGTTGGGTGGGTTCCGGTCGTCAGACACAGGTCATCACCTGTCCCGTGAGCCTGGCCATCGTGGCGGGGGACGCTAGGAGGTAGTCGACCAGGGCGGGATCGTAGGCGATGCCCCGGGACAACAGGTCCCTACAGTGATCGCCCACCACGGCCACGAACGCCGCCGGGTCGACCCCGAGGGTTGTGGCGACGTCCCCCCCGAACTCCTCCACCCACGGGCCGTCGAGGAGGGCACGGACGTCGGCGTCCGGCACCGGGCCGTGGTGGACGTGTAGTTGGTGGCGCGGGGTGTTCGATGGTCTCCGGCCGTGGGGGATCAGGCGGGTACCGGCCAGGGTCAGTGCGCGGCGTACGGCCAGGTGCGCGGCGAACGACAGGTTTGGTGCCGGCTGTGGCACCGGTTCGGGTTGTGGTTCCTCCGGTGGGCTCTCCATCGGCCGGACAACCCCGGGGTTGTCCGGCTGCCCGGTCACGTCGTTGCCCGTTGTGGTCGTGGTCGTGGTCGTGTCCGCCGGTGGAAGGTTGATCATCGCGCGGAGGGCGGGATCGGAGAGGACCGCGTCGGGGGAGGTGAGAAGGAGTTTCTCGATGATGCGCCGGGCGCGTTCTGTGCCGTCCGGGGCCTCTTTCGTGTCCCAGTCGGAGGCGTACAGGGCTGCCGCGTCGGAGATGAGGAGGCGGTCGTGGAGGTTCAGCGCGTCGGTGGAACGGTCCGGGTTGGCCGTCAGGGGCGCTGTGTTGAACGCGTAGGTGTATTGGGTCGGGTCCAGGCCCATGGACTCAAGGGCGGGGGTGAGATACCCGATGGTCATCGCTGCGGCGATCCGGGCTAGGACCGGTTTGATGTGTAGCTGTACAGCCTCGCGGCTGATCGCCCACGCGTTCCAGTGGTTGGTCGTCGACCCGAGGCCTAGCAGTACCTCCGGGGGTATGTCCAGGGATTGGGCCAGGGACCGCAACGCGCTTTCCCGCATCGTCCCCAACTGACCCGACAGATCAGACCAAAAGGTGATGTGCCGGATCTGTGCGATGTCATCGGCCGTACCGGTCATGATGATCGGCACCATCGCGTCAGCGGACGACCGATCACGCAACGACCGACCCATGACCCGACCCAGAAGCGCGCTGAAACCGGAGGCCCCCGCCGGGTCGTCATCGCCCCGGGGCAGGTCCATCCCCTCCGGCAACGCCAACAGACCGGCACCGGACAGACGCGAATCCAACTCCGCGAACCCGCGCTTACGCAACGCCTCCATCTCCCGCAGGTCCGGGATCGCCGAACGGGTCGGCGAATCGGCCTCGGCCGTATCCGCCGGGTGCGGGGTCCATACGCGCAGGATCAGGTCGATCCCGTCGCGGTAGAGCATGGTTCCCCCGCCGTGTAGCGGCGACCGCGCCACCGTGATCACGTCACCCTGCCGTTTGATCTGACGCGCGGTCACCACCCACCACAGGTCCCCGCCGTCGGACCCCGCCCCCGATTCGGCCACGATGTAGGCCTCGCCACCCACAAAAAGGTCGATGCCCAGTAGTCGCAGCGCCTCCGACCGCGTGTCACCGACACCTAGGGGGCCGCAGGCCAGGGCGGAGATCCGCTCGTCCTCAACCCGCGCCCCGGGGCTGCCGTCCGCCTGAACCTGCGCGACGTACATCTCACACCGCGAACAGGACGATCCGACCCAGTTGGAGGTGAACCGTAGCTGTCCGGTGATGTCGTACAACCGCCACGCGTCCGCCTGCCACGCCCGGTCCCCGAAACGATATGAGCGCCATGAGGCGCCGTCCAGACTCAGCCGGCTGACAGCGGCGGTCAGCGCCCGGTGGTCCCCCGGTCGGTCGGCGACGATGCGTCGCGCGCTGTCCGCCACGATCGCGGCCAGTTGGGTGCGTACCTGTGTCCGGCGTCGTTTGGTCAGAATCAGCCGGCTGGAAAACAAATCGTCGATTTGTTGTCTGAGGACCGGGTCGTCACTGTCCGCTACCCGTCGGATGATTTTTTTCTGTCTCCGCAGGCTGGTCCCCATCAGGCTGATCCCCATTATCGCCGCCCATATATATAGATCATGCCTGTTATCTGTGACGCTGACAGCGCGATGATGGGAATCAGGACCGCAGGTCTGTCGCCCCACCACCACACGATCGGGGCCGTTACCGCCCCGACCCATATCGACACGCACCAGGGGCATCCGGTGGCATCGTCATCGGGCGCGCCCAACAGATACGTGACCCACCGATGCAGAAATCGAAATGGGTCGAATCGCCGGACAAACGCGTCCCGGATCGGCCGCGTAATCTCATCATGCGTGATCAGGGTTGTCCCCCGGGCGACCGCCAGCATGTACATGACGATCACGATGACGGGTGGCATCATACGGTGATCATAGGCGGTACCAACGCATTGGTGACCTACCGCGACGACTCAACCGGAACCGTAACCCCGACCCGGGCACCGTAGTCAGCGCGCACCGACACAACGATCAGCGCCCCGACAACCGCGACGGCCACCACCCACAGAGCGGCCAGCAACAGCAAACGTCCATTCACGCCACGGACCGTACCGCCCACACCGTGATCGTCTACCGGCCCAAAGGTCCGAATCCCCCACCCGATGATCCACGATCCAGCGGCGAACTGGTGGTCGACGGAACCGATCCACCAGGGGCGGCAGACCCACCAGACCCCGAACCCGGCTTGGGGAGCAGGGCGTAGGCCAGGTACACGGACGCGTCCAGGCGCCCCGGAGAATCAGACGACTCAACGATCCACGTCGCCCACTCCTCCTCCATCTCCGGCAGGTAGGCCGCCGTCCTCACCCGATCCTCGATCCATTGCTGCGCGATCGGTTCCGCCCTCAGCCGTTTGTTGCGTTTGGCCGTAACAGTTTTCAGTAGCGGGCACAGGCCGCTGTATTCCAGTTTCTCCCGATCCACCAATCGTTCAACGGCGTTCACGCGTAGGTTCGGATTCTCAGCGATGATTCTCTGACGCGCCGCGTCCCGGCATTCGCGTTGCAGCGCGTCCCATGCTGTTCGGACTGCCAACGTGGCCATATCGCCACCATAGTTTTTTTCAATGACAAACATGTCTGCGTCTATCTGATTGGCGAGTTTGCAGGAAGCCCTAGCCCAATCACTAGACGCCATCACACCCGACGCGTCATGCGATATGTACAGCCTCTTATCAGACCCCAGATACCCGCCGATGATTCCGGCGACGTCGCGGCCACCGCCGGACGGGTCGATCGCCACAGCCACCCTTTTGGCCGCGACGTCCAGGCCGCCGTCGATCGCGTACCCCCGACGCTGGCGCAACAGGTCACGGCTGAGCAACGCGCCCTCAGTGGGACGCGGATTACACATATATAGGGCATTCCAGTCCTGAACCGTTGACCCCCGACGTTTGTCCTGCCAGTGGGCTAGGGCCCGATCCGTATCCGCCACCCGGATTTTCGGGTGCGGCAACGGGGCACCGTACGCCCTACCCAACGGATCGTTCTCCGGGTCGTCGCACAACGCGGGCATCCGGATGACGCGCCACCGGCCACCCGTATCCGTCGTACCCTCATCCGCGATCACCCGCGCGGCCAGGTCATCCGGGTGCCACCGGGTCAGGATCATCACGACAGGGGCACCGGGGGACAGACGGGAGATGATGTCGGCCGACAGCCATTTGTACGCGCGATCCCTGGACCGCAGGCTATCCGCCTCCTCCCTGTTCTTGTGCGGGTCGTCAATGAACGCGATGTCACCCGGGTAACCGGCGATACCGGCTCCGATACCAACCGACCGCACGCCACCACCAGAGGTCAGGCGCCAGTCCTGAACGGCCTGCGACCCGTAGGCCAGGTGCAGACCGAACCGGTGCCCGCACTCCTCCACCATCCGCTTGGTCTCACGGCCCCGATCGTGGGCTAGGGAATCGCCGTACGAGCCGATGATCACCCTAGCCGTGGGTTGGTTGGCCAGCCACCACACCGCACCGCCGACCACGGCCGTCACGGTCTTACCCGTCTGCGGCGGAACGGTGATGAGGAGACGGTCGATCGCCCCCTCATAAATCTCGCGCATGGCAGCCGTGATGATGTTCAGGTGTGGGCGACGTCGGTACACGGGCATCGTGCGGAGCAGCAATGACGACGGATCGGACAGGGATGCCCGGTCGTCCTCAGCCTCAAGCCGGCTGATCTCCGCGAGGAGCTCGGCGTCTGTCATCGACGACGGGTCGCGTAGCGCCATAGCCATGATCCACCACCAATCGTCGAACCGATCGTGAAAATGGACTCACTCATCACAGACCGTCATGATCACATGGTCTGTGTCAACGGCACAAGGTGACGACTGCCGACCTGCGGCCACACCCACCGGGCGCGGCCGACAACACGGGACACCGCTCACACACCACTCACAGCGACACACATGGATATGTGTACGATCGGAGGCCTCGCACCAACAGGATGGCGCCCCAGATAGCCGGACCATGTCGGGGCTAAGTCGCGGATCATGCCGCGTATGTGCTACGGGCCGGTGAGGTGCGGGGGCAAGCCGTAGCTCCGGTGGCCACGGCCCGACGAGGTGTAGGGACAGAGAGCGCCCGAACCGGATGAGGCACCCCCCACAACCCTGATGATTGTGGGGGGTGCCTCACTATCCACCGGACGCACGGCGGTCAGATCACACAACCGGCCCCCCGCCGTCCGCCGGGTCCTTCTCAACCCAGCGTCGCGCGATAATTTGGTGATTACCCTGGTTGTTACGCCGGATCACCGCGCTGTCCCATCCGTTGGCCAGGTAATCGTCTCTCACCCGCGCCGCCGCTTCCTCGTCCCGCCCCGTATTCGTCTGATCAACCTCCATCCGCTTTCCCACCCGATCAAATCCACCAACCTGTGCGGGCACCACCACTGCCCGGGTCGACATCAGTGCGGTGAAATCCGCGAACGGAATTTCCAGTTCCGCGAACTGGATAGACGCGTCATGGTCTTCAAGGCGAATCGAGACGCATCGGTCGTCGCCGTTAGTGTTAGTTGGGTAGCTGATTTGGACCTGCACGTCAATCCAACGCCTGTCATTGGTGATCATTTGTCACTCGTTTCATATCCGTGGTTCAGTGATGGTGAGATGGGTCAGATGGGGTTGGGACAGTTCCGGCACCCGGCTTTCCGGGGACTGCGCCAGGCCGCCATCTCAGCTAGCTGTAGCATTTCCCTGGTAGGGGTCGGGATGTCCGACCAGTCCATACCGGACGCGCGGGCTGAGTCCCGATGGGCATCCGCGTAGACGACAGACGACGCACGGTGACTATCACACCGGGCGCATCCCGGGGTGTAGTTCCCCGCGCGAACCTCCACGGCAGCCTGTGTAGCGACAGCCATTGTCATGGACTGCTCAATGGTCAGCATGATGTCCCCCTCCTATTTCCGTGAACCGGACAACCCGGCGGCCCTGCGGCACCTGCCAACGGTTGCCCGACCAGCCACATCCTGCGCGATGCGCCCCGCCGTAGCATCCGGGTGTTCCATCAGCACCAGTTCCTCAGCGCGCTGACGGCTGCCGCAGGGCCCGGTCGTCCACTGGCAGCGCACGCACACACCACGCACCATGCCATCGTCATCCTGTTCGACGTCGACAAATCGGCGGGCACCGTACTGACACCGTCCGGCGTGTTCGAGCGCCGTTTCGGGGTCACCGTTCATCCGGGTTCCGATCAGTTCAGGATCCATGTTCCCGATCACGATTCCCTGATCGTTCAACCGCTGATAGGTGGAATCGAAATTGGAGAGATCTGAGGTGCTCTCATTCGTTGTGATGGTCACCCACCTGCCATGAACGTGCTGTTGCCAGGATTCCAGGACAGTGACGTCACAGGTAATAGATAGGACAATGACCATCCGACGCCATGGCGCGGTATCAACCACCCGATTCTCGATCGCCGTGTCCGGCGGCAGAGGTGCTGTTGTGTCAGCCCATTTCGTCCCTACTGGTGGAATCATCAGCTGTCCTCTATCAGTAGCTTAGCCATTATGTCGATGGTGTGCATGTTGTGTAGCCGACGAGCGGCGTCGGCCGCGTCCGTGGTCATCGACCGAACAGCTGCAGTATCGACACTTTCCGATTTGATGATCTGGTCGCGAAGATGCTGGGCGGTACGGATAACCGAGTCGAGTTCACGCAGTGCCGTACCCTTCTCATTTTGATAGGTGATACGTACCGCCATTTTCTGGTTTTCCCTGGCGACGCTCATAGACGATTACCTACATTCTGTTGTTCAAGCCGGGCCCGTGCCTCCTCCAACTCCTCAGTGCATGACTCCATATGATCTTCGAAACTACTCAGGGTCATGGAGTGTGACCCCTGTTCCTCGACCAGGCACACCAACAGTTCAGACAGGGCGACGTGCGCCCACTGGGCCCTCGGGTTCCCGTACAGCTCCGACGCCATGACCTGCACCGCCCCGTTGGCCCCGACCATCGCCACCAGTTCAGCGGCGTGTCCGTACCAATCGATCAGCTCCGGTGTAGGCAACGGCCTGGTCAGACCTGCCGCCGGATGACGCGGCACGGTCAGGCACAGGTCGCTGATGAGGTAGCCGATGCCGGGTGGCCGCGCGTCCACGCGGCCACCCTCGACGCTACCCATTCTGACCCGCGACCGTTCGATACACCGGCATACGGCTGACCTGGTACCGGTCCCTGTGGTACCGGGAGTTGAGGGCGGCATTCATCTGGCTGGCGCGGAGGTCCGCTACCTCCTCCTCCTCATACATCTCGAACCACCGGGAACTAAGGTCAGTAACCGCGTACACCATCCGTGGCCCTGCGGCCAACTGGGTACGCGCGGCCAGTTGCGCGCGGACCTTGTGGAACGGAACGCCACTGTTCTGGTACCGGGCCGTCTTGCACCAGTTCCCTACGGTCGCCCCGCAGCGCGGGCAGGCAACCGACATCTCGATGGGGAGTTCCTGGCGTTCGGCCGCCAGTTGCGCCGTGGTGTCGGGGTCGAGGTGGAGTTCGCGCATCACTTCGACACCTCCGACTTGATGATCCGTCCGATGTGGGAGCGGGCCAGTCCGACATGCTTGGCAATGGCGTAGTCGCTGGCGCCGGTCGCAGCGACCCTCAGGACCAGGGCGCGGCGTTCCGCGCGGATCCTCCGCAGGTCATTTTCAGCCTTGTTGGCCGCGCGGCCGACCGTGCTGAGTAGCTCCTGGTCCTCTTTGGTGATGGGGGTTGACTTTCTGTTCATGCTGGTCACGATAGTCGCCCATGGCTACGTTGTCAAACTGAACGTCGCCGTTGACAACGTAGCCACTGGGTACTAATGTGATGGGCATGGCGCACACAGCAGACACCAACACCCTGACCCACCTGATCAGGAACTACACCATCGACAACGCGAAGGCAGACGGATACGTCCTCGGCGCATCGGCCACCATCGGGGACGCGGCCATCGTCCACGCGATGGGCCAGATGCGACGCGGCGTGGTGGTCAAGATCGGACGCAAGAACATTCACGTCGCCTACACCACCCGGAACGCCGTTGACGAAGCTGCCAGGTACGGGGGCGATGTAAGGACGTACGTGAAGGCGGCACCGATGGGAGAGGTTTGGATCGCCGCGACCGACACTCCGGCCCCCGCCGCGACCACCCCCGCGACCGACACTCCGGCCCCCGCCGCGACCACCCCCGCGACCGACACTCCGGCCCCCGCCGCGACCACCCCCG